AATAAAGGGAAAGAACGTGGTTATGGTGAAAATAATTCAGTAAAAATAACTGGTAGTAAAGAAGAGCCATTAGAGCTTAATGGTAAACTAGATTTAAGCTTAATACAAGAGGCGGCTATAGCTGCCGCGTTAAAAGCAAAAGATGAGTATTAATAAAAATGCTGAATTTCAAAAATTAGCAGAAGAACAAGTAGCACGCGAAGCTGTACTACAAATGTGTCGTGACGACTTTTATTTTTTCGTTAGGTATGCTTTTAAAAAAACTAAAAAATATAAATGGCTACGTAACTGGCATCATGAAGAAATATGCAAAAAATTAGAGCAAGTTTATAATGGTGAAATAAAACGTCTCATAATTAACATCCCTCCTAGGTACTCAAAAACGCAAATAGCTGTTATTTATTTCATTGCATGGTGTTATGGCAAGGTAAATGATAGTGAATTTATTCACAGTAGTTATAGCAAAAAATTAGCTTCTGATAACAGTCAAGCTATTCGTGATATAATAGAGCAAGACTGGTATCGTGAAGTGTTCCCTAATATACTACTTAAAAATGACTCAAAAGCAAAAGACGTCTGGAAGACTGAACAAGGTGGTACTATGTTCGCTACTGGTAATGAAGGCTCAATAACAGGTTTTGGAGCTGGTAAAGTTAGAAAAACTTTCGGTGGTGCTATTATAATTGACGATCCTATAAAGCCAATGGACGCAAGCTCAAGAAGTGGAGTAGGGTTAGAAAAAGTAAACGAATGGTTTGGTGAAACTTTACAGTCGAGAACTAATGACCCTGAAAATACTCCAATAATAATTATAATGCAAAGGTTACATCAAAATGACTTATGCGGGTTTTTGTTAGGGGGGGGGAACGGTGAAAAATGGGAGCATTTAGTTATACCAGCTATTAATGACAAAGGTGAGGCGTTATGGAAAGAAAAGCATAATATAGAAGCATTACGACGAATGGAAAGCAGTACACCTTATGTATTCGCTGGGCAATATATGCAAAGACCTTCACCAAAAGGCGGTGGCATGTTTAAAGACGAATGGTGGCAGTATTACGATAAATTGCCTGAAATAGAATATAGTATAGTGGTTGCGGATACTGCTATGAAAGCAAAAGAAACAAGTGATTATAGCGTTTTAGCGTGTTGGGGAGTTTGCACAAAAGGCCGAGCATATCTTATAGACTTAAAGCGTGGTAAATGGGAAGCACCAGAGTTATTAAAAGGCTTTTGTTGCGTTTTGGAATAAAAATAAGCATAATAGTAGTATAAATTTGCGAAGGGCGTGGATTGAAGATAAAGCAAGCGGAACGGGCTTAATACAAACGATAAAGCGTGATTATACAATTCCAATAGGCGGTATACAAAGAAAAGCAGGGCAAGACAAGGTTTGGAGAGCGAATGAAATAGTGGCTAATGTTGAGTCTGGTTATGTTTTTTTGCCAAGTAATGCACATTTTATATCCGACTTTATTGCAGAACACAGTGTATTTCCAAACGGTTCGCATGATGATATAGTTGATACTACTTCCGATGCTTTGGATAAAATCTTCAATAAAACCAACGAATATAAAGTGCGAGTAATATACTAATGTTTAACAAACTATTTAGTAAGAAGCAAGAAGAAAATAAAAATATTTCAAATATAGAAAAAAAAGGATTTAGTTTACCTGCTGGCTTTATTAGAAATATAAATGAAAAAAATAATGTTAGTGCAAAGCAAGCGTTGCGATTTTACAAAGAAGCCGCCCCAGTTGCTACTGCTATAGATTGGATAAACGATGAGTTTAAAAGTTTAGATTTAGTTTTGGCGAAAGATGGCGAAGTAACCTCTATTGACCCAATATTAGAAAAACTAAAACGCCCTAATGATGACATGACGCAAAGAGATTTTTTGGAAACGTATGGAGCGTATTTTTTATTAGCTAATGAAGTTTATTTATTAGCAACTGGCTTAGAAAATAGAGAGCCAGCTGAATTAATAGTTATATCACCCGAATATGTTACTGTAAAACGTGGTGTTGATGGATTTACTGCAACTATGGAAATTAACAAAAGCCAAGGCGGTAAAGAGGTTTTTACACGAGATGCAAAAGAATATAGATTTTTTAATAAACAACGCAACAGAGAATTATGGAGAGTAAAAGGTTTTTCACCTTCAGCCGATAATAGCACATTTGTTATGGAGGATGAATATGGAAATATGGGACGTTCAAAATTATCGTCTGTTAAGCTTGAAATAGACCAGTATATCGCTATTGCAACTCATAATCTTGCAAAGTTAAATAATGGTATGCGTCCAGGTGGTGTAATTACTACACCAAAAGGAGAAGACTTAACAGAAACGCAATTTGAAAGCATAAGGCAACAAGTAGTCAATTTTTATTCGGGTGGGGTCAACAGTGGGAAGACTTTAATTTTACCAGGTGGGTTAGAGTTTGTTCCTATTGACTCTATGTCTGATATGGATTTTGAAAAATTAACTAATCAAGTCACAAAGTCTGTTTTTAATAGATATAAAATACCACTAGATTTAGTTACAACAGAGCAAGCGGCCGCCAATACCGCATGGGCGGCTAAGTTAACTTTATACGATAATGCCGTTTTACCGTTAGCTTGGAGGCTTTTAGAAGAGCTTACTATATTTCTTGCACCACGTTACAATCTTGATGTTAATGATATTATCTTGCCAAATGAGAATACTATACCAGCTTTGCAGTCAAGACGCTTAGAACAAATAGAGGCTAAAGCGAGATTAAATGTATTAACAACAAATGAAATACGTCAAGAAATAGGCTATGAAGATGAAGTTGAAAACGGTAACGACCTTTATATTGCCAATAACTTAGTGCCTATTGGCAGTACGCCAATAATCCAGCCTAACCTAACTAATTCAACTGTAATTGAAGATGAGACAAAAACGCATACATGCGGCCATGCACAACCAATGGATAGAAAATCATTTATAAACTTAATGATAAATGAAGTTGATACAAAAGGCAATAAAAAATACACAAAAGAGCAATTAGAACAAATAGCTGATGATGAGGGGTTATTGTAGTGCTTACTCAAAAGGAGCAAGATGAGATATTAGCAAGAAGCTTAGCTAAAAAAATACGTCTTGAAAATCAATTTAAGCCAGAGCTTAGACGTTTTTTTAAGCAAATATCGAAAGATGCAACGGCGTCTTGGATATCAAATGGTAACATACCTTTGCTTGATAGTTTCTCCATTGAGCTTATTAGCTTACTTAGAACACATTATAGACGAGTTAGTAAAGCTTTTGGTGGAGAATTAAGAAGCCGTTCTAAAAAGTCATTTTCTTTGCTTTTAGAAACTAAACAAGAGGAAGATTTAGACGCTAATATAGATACTGATATAGTAAAATATATTAATGAGCATAGCATACAGCAATCGCAATATATATTACAAACGACGGAAAGAGAATTAAATAATATAGTTGCAACCGTGACCGCGTCTGCAATTCTCGAAGGCTCAAAACCAACTAAACAAGAAACTGCAAAAGAAATAGAAAAAGAATTTTATAGTAGGACTAATGGGCGCGTTGATACCATTGCAATGACAGAAACACAAACGCCAGCGGAGGAAATATCCTATATTGAGGCTTTAGGAGTTGCAGCTGTGGCAGTGACGCAAGGCGGTGATGTTGTAAAAACATGGAATACAGTTTTAGATGAAAAGACAAGACCAGCACATGTGGAAGCTGACAGACAAGAAAGAAAAATTAAAGACCCTTATTTAGTTGGGGGTGAACTATTGCCAGTGCCAGGTAGTACAGCACTTGGCGCTAGTTTAAAAAACATTATTAACTGTCGATGTACAAGCGTAAATAGCATTACAGGAGAGGTTTCGCCAATATATAATAGCGTTACACAAACATTTGAGTAATAAAAAAAATTTCATAATGGCTATTTAATGTAGTATAATAGTATTGTGTTTTTAATTTTACGCCCATTTTCATTAGTACGAGCTTAGTATATGTCTGATATTTTAAAAGTAAAGCAATTTTTAAAAGTAAAGTTTGATCAAAAGTCAATTGACTATGATGAAGAAAGTGATATAGGAATTGTGAAAGGTTATGCTTCTACCTTTGATAATATAGATAGGGGTGATGACCTTATCGAGCGAGGGGCATTTGATAAGACAATAGCTAGTTATAAAACAAGCGGCAGACCTATTCGCATGCTATGGCAACATAACACAAATGATTTAATAGGTGGTTATCCAGCCGATAAAATGTACGTAGATGAAAAAGGCTTGTTTGTTGTTGGTGAAATTAATCTTAAAACACAAAGAGGAAAGGAGGCGTATGCTTTAGCCAAACAAGGTGTTTTATCCGATTTTTCAATTGGTTATTTTGTTGATGAGTTTGAAATAGAAAAGGAAGATGACAAGCTTATTAGAAAATTAAAAGAGGTTGAGTTGTTTGAAATTTCATTAGTTGGTGAGCCTATGAATACAGAGGCTAGGTTTACAGAAGTAAAATCTGTAGTGCCATTTCAGGATTTGCCGTTAGCTGATGTTAATACAAAATGGAACTCTAGAGATGCTAAAAAAAGAATTAGAGAATTTACTAAGTCAAGTGAAAAGCCTTCTGATATTTATAAAAATGCTTTTTTGTATTACGATAAGAATGCTAGTGATTTATTTGAATCGTATAAATTGCCAATAGCAGATGTTATAGATGATGAGTTAAAAGTAATACCTAGAGCTATATTTGCGGCGGCGGCTGTATTAAATGGTGCAAGAGGTGGAATTGATTTACCTACATCTGACGTAGAGGGCGTAAAAGCAAATATTAATAGATATTACAAAAAAATGGATATGGAAAGTCCTTTAGTTGACAAAAGAAATAACCAAAAAAATAAAGTTGATATTGATGAAAAGATAATTGATGTAAAAATGGCAGAGACAATATCAACAAAAAGAGATTTTGAACGTACTTTGCGTGAAACTGGTTGCTTTACAAGGAAAGCTTTGGAGGTTTTGGCGAGTAGGTTTAAAGAGGATGTTATAGATAATCAGAGCGAGCCTGATATTTCTAAAAAACAGAGTGAGCCTGTTGATACTAAAGGACTTGCGGAATCCTTAGCTGAGATTTTTAAGCAGTTCGAAAAATAAAGTTTATCAAATTATTAAAATAATAAATGGAGATCAACCATGTCTGATGATGTGAAAAATCTTCTTGAAAGTGGTTTAAAAGCAGTACGTGAATCTTTGGATTCCAAAACTGCTAACACTCAAGAAGAAATTAATAAACAAAATGCTATTATAAAAGACCTTGAAGAAAAAGCTATTGAAGCACAAAAGTCTTTTGAAGCACAAAAAATAAAAGAGAAAGAGCTTGAAGAAAAAGCTGCTAAAATGCAAGCTGAAATTGAAGCTTTGTATAAAACTGGCAATCGCGCTTCTTATGCGGCGGGTGATAACGAGCTTAAAAGCCATTTTGAACAATATGAAAAAGAAATGGATACTTACCTTAGAAAAGGTATTGCACCATCCTCTGAAACATTATCTCAAATTGCTAAACATACGGCTGAATTAGTTGTAAAGAAAGGCTCAGATTATGACAAAGAAATGGCTACAAGATACTTCTCAAGTGACCAAGGTGAAGGCTCAGGCTTTTACTCGTCTGAGTTTTTAAAGGCTCATGTAGTTGGAAATGATGCTGACGGCGGTTATTTAGTTTATCCTGATGTAAGAAATGACTTTAGAGTCGGTAGAAACTTTGAAACATCTCCAATGAGAGCGATTTCTAGGGTTATAACTACTAATAATGCATCTGTTGAAGTTCTTATCGACGACCAGGAAGCTACTTCTGGTGGTTGGGTTGGCGAAATTCAATCAAGAACTGACACTGGTACAGCTCAAGTTGGTAAATTAACTATTGTTGCACACGAGCAATTTGCACAACCAAAAGTATCTCAAAGTATGCTTGATGACGCTTCAATTAATGTTGAGCAATTTATAGCTGAGAAAACTAATGACATATTAACAAGAACTGAAAATACAGCTTTTGTTATTGGTGATGGTTCTCAAAAGCCTAAAGGGTTCTTAGATTACGCGGTTTCTGCTTCTGCGGCTTATGAGCGTAATGCTTTGCAACGTGTTAATTCTGGAACTGATGGAGCTATTACAGCTGACGGCTTAATTGGTTTGCAAAGCGCATTAAAAGAAGTATATCAAACAAATGCTACATTTCTTACAAAGAGAGCGTCTTTTGGTGATATCATGAAGCTAAAGAATGGTCAAGGTGATTACTTGCTTAACATGAGTATGTTATCAGACGGCGTTCCAATGCAGTTACTAGGCAGACCTTTGTTATTCGCTGATGATATGCCAACCGTAGCGTCTGCGGCTGAGCCAGTTGCTTATGGCGATTTTGGCGTAGGTTATACAATTGTTGATCGCTTTGGAATACGTACTTTACGTGACCCGTTCACTGACAAGCCAAATGTGCGTTTTTATTCTACAAAAAGAGTTGGTGGCGACGTTACTAACTTTGAAGCAATTAAAATACTTAAACTTTCGGTTTAATTAATACGTTAAGGGGCATAATTTACCCCTTAATTTTATATCTAAATGTCATAACTAAGAGGTTATAAAATGGCTAAATTTGATATCCGTAGCGGATTATTGCCAAAGTATGCTTTTCCAGTGCAAGCTATAAGCACTGATACAACTACTAATGGTGCTATTATTGACACTAAAGACTTTGATAAAGGAATAGTGTTTACATTACTTTGCTCTGCATATACAGACGTAACTTATACTCCAGTTTTAGAAGAGTCTGATGATTCTGGAATGTCTGGTGCAACTGATGTACCTGATGCTAATTTAATTGGAACGGAAGCAGGAGCGGCTTTATCTGCCGTTACAGCGTCTAGTGCAACGCTTAATTCAATTGGTGCTTTTGGCACTAAAAGATACTTAAGATTAAAAATTGTTTCTGCTAGCACATCAACAGGTGCTACGGTTGGAGCAGTTTTTCATGGCGTAACAGAAGTTGAACCTGCAACTGGTTTATCTGCATAACATATTAAAATATATAGAGGGGTGTTTTGCCTCTCTATATATTTATAAACAAGGAGTTTGTAATGATATTGAAACCAACAGAAACTTTTAAATATGCTAAGAATTGCCGTGAAACAATTTTGTTTGAAAAAGACAAAGAAGTTTCTTGCGATAGTTTGGGTTTATCACCTGAACAAGTGGAATATTTATTAAAAAATTGCAAAATAGTTAAAAGTAGCAATTTACAAAAAGAGCCTGCAAAGACAATTGAAACTGAAAAAGCTGTTTTAAAAGTTAAAGAAGCTTTAAAAATAAATAAAGACAATAACCAAGAAGATAAAGCTGAATATTTGAAAATAGAAAATAAAGATGAATTAATAAAGTATGCAGAAGATAAGTTTAGCTTAAAAGTCGATAGACGTAGTGGCTTACAAGCGATACAAGAAGTTATTAAAAATCATCTTGACGAAGATAACCAATAACTAAATTTTTAAAGATAAACTACCATGACTAATAATGTCGATAATTATTTTAAACAACCAACTACAGACTCTAATAATGATTTAGTGTTAAATGGCATAGTAACTTCTACTAATAACGTTGGTGAAGTTGCAACAGGTTCAATTGTTACACATATTGGTGATGGGACTAATATGCGCGCTATTATAACAGTTGATACTACATTGCCTGCTATTGCAGGGGGGGGCTGATTTAGCAGTTGGTAAACTTTTATATACATTGCCAGTGGGTGCAAACTTGATTGAAAATGCTTATATGTCACTTGCTATTACCCAAACTGATGGTAATATTAATGCTGATACGCCAGACGTAGGGCTTGGAACTGTTATAGCCTCTGGTGCTGTTGCTACACTTGATGGAACGGCTATTTTTGAAAATATTATAACAGGTCAAACGGCGGCTAACTGTACAGGAACGGCAACAGTTAAAACTACTGCACCAACGGCAGGAACATCTTTAGCTATTGAAACGGGTGACGCGCATACTATTTATGCTAACGTTGCTGATGGCTGGGCTGCAAGTGGCGATGCCGCCGCATTACTAACTGGTACTGTTATAATTGACTATAAGTTTGTTATTTAATTATTAAAATAGTGGTAGATGTTATTTTTCGTTTGCCACTATTTTTTTAAAAAACATTTAAATACAGTAATAGTTCTATGAGTAACAATAACGTCAAAAACTACTTTAGACAGCCTAATGGCACGAATGAAAACGATTTTGTAATAAATGGAACTATTGAGTATGGGGAAGACGCCTTAATACTTGCTAAAGGTGATGCAGATTTAGGCGAAAGTGATTACACTGCACGAATGTGCGTTTTTATTGAAAACGCCTTAACTAATGCATACGCTATAAAAAGTGCTAACTACACATTAACAAGTAATGATTTTTATATAGAGCTTGATACTACTGGCATTACAGCAACTTTAAATACTAGCGACCCACAAACTGGGCAGGAATGTCATATTGATAATAGCTCGG